GCCTACGCCGCCGACGCCGCCGACGACGCCTACGCCGCCGCCGCCGCCGCCGCCGCCGCCGCCGCCGCCGCCAGACGAAAAATGAGACTCAAAATTCTTGAATATGGAATGGGGCTACTTTCATGACCAAAACTCAATGGCTGATCCATCTTGCGATTGCGCCAGTGGTGTTGTTGATGTTGGCCGTCTTCTGGGTGTGGTGGAGGAACGATGATTGACTGGGATAATGAAGAGCTGAAAATATTCATGGACTATATCCGCTTTTCATGGGAACACTCGGACAGCGAAGCCCGAGGACTTGCTGAAGCTCTCTGTGCTAAGCGGTTGGGGTGGTATTGATTTACGGGGGATGTGTTCCGACGAGATGATTGGCTTACTCGGATGCAAAGTGTTGCCAAAACCACACATCCTCTACACTTTCGGCCGTTTGGGGTGTTCGAGACAAAAGTATAAAGTCTAAAAACTAAAGGAGAAATAGCAATGAAAATAATCGAAGGAATGAAGGAAATCAAGAGATTGGAAGAAAAATCTGAGGACTTAAAAACGAAGGTCGGGACATACTGCGCTCATATGAACATTGAGACTCCGACTTATCCCGATCAGGGAGGTCAGATCAAGGAGTGGTTGCAATCCGTTCATGATTCCCTCAAAGAAGCGGAACGGTTGCGATTGGCGATTCAAAAAACCAATCTGCAAACGAAAGTCACTATCGAAATAGGAGGGACGAAAATAGACAAGTCCATCGCCGCCTGGATTATCCGGCGTAGGCTTTACGCTCAAAAAGAACAGGCTTTATGGGCTTCGCTTGGAGATCGTAATCTTCGAGAAGGAATTATGAAAAATTCGGCAGGGGAAAACGTGGAAGTAAAAATCCAGCGTTACTATGACCCCAAGATGCGGGATCAAAAGGTAGCGGAATATCGTGATGAGCCTAACCTGATTGATCGCACTTTGGAAGTTGTGAATGCGGTAACGGACATTATCGAATGATTTAATGGCGCAACGTGGAAAGTAAACCGGAAAAAGAAACCGCCTTCTCGGAGCGATATTCGAGAAATTATAACATCCATGCTAAGGATGATTATTCGATCGGTGGATCGAATGACCAAAATCATCAAGGCTGAAGGATCAAGGATCACGGATGCAAGGATCAAGATCATCAAGGGTGCATGGTTCATGGATGCAAGGTTAAAGGACGGCGAATGAACGTCCAAAATCCCAAGTCAAGAGCTTCTTCAGTTTCTTCTGATTCCATCTCTTTGGGCTTCTTCTATCGGGTGCGCCTATTGTTTTCGGCCCTTCGGGGCCTGGATTTCGGCGGCTCAGCGTGACTGAGTGGTTTAAGGTTGAAAGACGGGGGGCTCTACGCAGGCCCCGCGCCGTGGGTTCGAATCCCACCGTTGACCGCCGATTGATTTGAGAGGGAAAGTAGAAAGAGGATGAGTAAATTAACTACTGAGGAAAAATTGATTATAGAAGGTAACTATACCCTAATGACAAGTATAAATTTGGTTCATTATGAAAAGCATTATATCTACTTTAGGTTCTTGGATTAGAAAGGAAATTAAGAGTAAAATTCCGAATATGTACCCACCTCCTCAGCCACGTTTTTACAGAGCGGCTATTCTTGCTCAACTAAACAGTCAAACTGCGGGTTGGATAGAAATAAATGGGTATCACGCATATACTTCTCCGAAGATATTTTCTCCGAATGTCGTGGATTTTAATTTTCCGACTGGTGGTGTTGTTTTAAAGTTATTTGCCAATACAAACACTGGAGAAACGAGAGCATATGTAGCTAAATGGCTAGATATTCCTGAAGAACATCGAGTTATTTTATGGGCAGGGGAAGAATGAAAATAGAACGTTGTCCGAAATGTGGAAGGCCTTTGCCATGGGGGGAAGAATTTATATTAAGTCGGTGCAAATGCGGTTTTTTATGGGTAGTGTCTGAGGAACGAAAAATATGAGAAAGAAATGACAATGAACGATAACGCGCAGGCGAAGGCGGAGAAGATAGTGGTATCAATCAATAATTATAGTCTTGAGCAAACAGGAATGAACACATGGAACTGGAAAATTGAATGTATTTCTAACGCCCTGCGCGAGTACGGCGAGCAGATTATCAATGATCTTGCTCTTGGTCTAAGAGAAGATGAATTGACGTCAAAGATACGTTCCGAAGCCCGCACCGAGGCTTTGGAGGAATTAGAACGAAGGGTAATTCCAACTAGGCCAGAAGCCAATATGCTTGGGACTCTTACATACCTGAGGTTACAAGAAGAGATTCGCGCCATCCTGGCAAAAAGAAAGGAAAATTAAAATGTGTCAATTCTTCTCGTGTGTTTCAGACGGAAAAGGAAATGTCAAATTTTTTAAACCCGAGGACATTGTCAAGATCATGGCCGAAGGAAATCCAAACAAATATGATTTTAATTCCCATACGAGCCTCATGAGTTGGCTTGGGATCAAGGCCAAGGGCGAGGAGAATTGGTCGAAGTGGGAATACAACCCTGAATCCAAAGAACTCAAATTGGATGAAGGAACACTTGCCGACGACAAAAACAAAATCCAAAAGATTTTAGATGCCTATTTCGAAGGCAAGGATATTTTATTTTTTCGTAATTTGTATAGCGCGAACTCGGGCAACTGGAACTCGGGCCACGGGAACTCGGGCCACTGGAACTCGGGCAACGGGAACTCGGGCGACAGGAACTCGGGCAACGGGAACTCGGGCGACAGGAACTCGGGCGACGGGAACTCGGGCCACTGGAACTCGGGCGACAGGAACTCGGGCAACTGGAACTCGGGCAACGGGAACTCGGGCCACGGGAACTTGGGCGACGGGAACTCGGGCGACGGGAACCTTAACTCTTTCTGCACTTCCCAACATTGGATGTTGTTCGACAAGGCATGCACGAAAGAGGAATACGAAAAAATCTATAAACTCGATTGGTCGTGGTTCTGGATCAACAAATGGGTGAATAATTCAGAAATGACTGTCAATGAGAAAAAGGCGTATCCGACTTATAAAACATGTGGAGGATACCTCAAGAAAATCGAGTACAAAGAAGCATTCAAGGCGGCTCCACCATCGTTTTTGGATGCCGTGCAGAAACTGGCGAACTTTGACGCTAACAAGTTCAAGGAAATCTCTGGAATTTCTATCCACGCGGAGAAGAAACCTTGATCCCCGAAGCCTTTCTGATCGGAGCGTTTTAGTGTATGGCTTGGATTTATTTAGCGGTATCGGAGGACTCACAAAAGCCTTGGAACGGATAAAGCTCGACATCGTGCCCTGTGAACTGGACGAGGCGAATGAATTTGTCCGCATCCATCATCGGCATCATCAGCCCGTCCAAGGTCATAAGTTCTCTTTGGCGGTTGTGCATGACTCGGTTATTCATGGCGTGGCCATCGTGGGCCGACCGGTTGCAAGATTCCTCGATAATGGGCTAACGCTTGAAGTTACTCGGTGCGCTACGGATGGGACCACAAATGCTTGCAGCGCCCTGTATGGAGCAGTTCGTCGCGCGACATTCGCCCTTGGATATAAGCGGCTCATTACTTACACGCTCAAATCCGAATCGGGCACGTCACTTAATGGTGCAGGATGGAAGTTGCTCGGAGAGGCTGGCGGCGGGACGTGGAATCGTAGGAGCCGACCGCGAATTGATAAGCACCCGACGCAGGGAAAGTTTCTATGGGAGGTGATTGCGTGATTTATCCATACGTACAGCGGAAGGTGGATGGACGCAAGAAACTGGCCCACCGAATGGTTATGGAGGCGCATTTAGGTCGGTCACTCTTAACATCTGAGATTGTCCACCATCTCAACCATAACAAGCGAGACAACCGTATTGAGAACCTCGTCGTTTTGACCGCCAAAGAACACTCAGCACACCACCTCCAAAAGCATCCGATTACAAAGGTCTGCGTGATTTGTGGAATGACGTTCACTCCGCATCCAACAAAGCGGAAAATCAAACAGACTTGCTCGAAGGTGTGTCGCTATAGGCTGATTTCGTTGGCGTGGTTCCGGCCCAAGCGCGGGAAGCGTTTGAAAGATTGATTGGCCTGAAATGATAAAAGAAGTTTTCTTGATCGGAGCGCTGGCGCTTCCGGCGGCCTTCTCCGGCTCTCAGCCGCCCAAAGTCCCGGCGCACAGGGTCTATCAAGACTTCTCCATTCAACTTCTGCGGGAGCGGGATGAAGCGGAATGGGACCGCCTTTTCCACTATGCGCTCTATGCCTCTGTCCACATGGGCTGGTATTACGAGGACGCCGCCGACATGGCGCAGTCGGCCATTCACATTATGATGGTTCAGCTCGACAGGTTACAGCCTGAGAACATCGCCGCGTACATGAAAGGCGTCATCATTCACTTAAACGCTCGAATGACCGCCCAGGCGGTTTGGAAACGCGCCACCAAGGACACAGACACAATGCTGGACCTTATCAACCATCGCGACAATCCTGAGGTCACGGCCGCCAAAGAGAACGTCCGAGCCATCGGCCTAAAAGCGATCTCTGCGTCCATGCACAAGCTGACCGCCCGAGAGCAGTCGATCTTGCAGATGCGGTTACGGGACATCCCCGCAGAAGCGATCATGGAAGCGCTCAAGTTGACGAAGAAGCAGTACGACCAATCGGCTTGGCGGGCCAATACGAAGATGATCCGTGAAGCCAAGAAGTATCTCGAGAGAGCGGCCTAGGAGGGTCTATGCTTAAAACAGTCTGTGTTGTGCTGGCAATGTCGTCTGTGGTGATGGGGTGTGGGACGGGGTGCTACGAGTACCAGGGCCTATGCGCCTGTGACGCCAAGACGGAAGCCGCGCCAGTCGTCAAACCGTCTGATGAGAAACCGCCGCACGGCACCGCCCCGGAGTGGCAGACAGGAGCCGTCAAAGCCGATATGCCACAGAGCTTACAGGATTCAGACGCCAAGATGGATAAAGAAGCCTCAGACGCCGACCACGCCGGGAAGAGAGCGGCTGGGATTCAGTGAACTTGCTGAATTAAGAGGCTGTTGGCGATGTCGTCCGGGCTCGTGAATCGGATGTCGGGCGAAAGCACAATCTGTCCGGCGGCGTAAGAATCTTCCGTAAACTGCGAGCAAAACTCCAGGTTTCCAGACAGCCACCCGGCCGTGAGAACTCCCAAGAACGGATACCACCGCCCGCGCCGGGACTGCGCGTACGCGAAGATGGCCGATAGCTGGGCAGGCGTGATCGGCGCGATCAGACGGTCGACTTCCACGTGGTCCGGCAATGGGTCAGGAATGGGGTACAGATCGATCTTCGGAGGCTGAGACGACCACATCTGTGTTACGTCCTCTGACACGAAGGAAACGTGGTAATACTGTCCGTTCGGAGACCGCTGTTTTAAGAGCGATTCTCCCCACCCCACCAGGCGGTCGATCACCGATGCACTGGGATCGACGCGCCATAACAGCAAATCCCCCGGAAGAAGAGTCATTACGCCGCTGGCGTGATAGGAGCCGGAGCCGGGAACAGAGACGAAATGGCCGACAGGTCATTCGTCAAGTCCGTCAACAGGTTCGTCAGGTCTGCGGTCAATTTCGTCGGGTCTTGTTTGTCGGCCACGGCCGCGTTGATGTCGGCCACGGTCTTTTGAATGAGCGGAATAGCCGCTTGAATCTTCGGGATCGCGGTCACGACGATGTTTAAGGCTTGAGGCACTTCCGCTAAGGTTGCAAGGGTAAGCATTTGAGTGTGTCTCCTTTCGAATTTACGTTCAATTTCTTTCTTGAGTCCGACCAACTTACTTATTTTCTCGATGACTTCTTCACCGTGAATGACGGTATGCGTCACCGCCAAGTACGCAATTCCGATGTCTCGGAATATCTCCCGAACGACGGGTGGGATTGTCATTAGCTGATGACGATACCCAACGTAAACGGCGCGCTCGTACCGTCTTCCAGTAGATGAAGCATCCGCACAGGCACCGATCCGACAACGCGCAACTCTGAATGAAAATGTGCGTCGGGTGTTCGCAGTAGATGAGCGAAAACACTCACGAATCCGTCCCGATCCACATGACGGGGCTCGGATAGTCCGGCGGCTGGCCGATGTCGGCGTGGATATGAAGCGGCGCGATTTCGATACGCTTAAATCCGGCCTGGCAGAGGCCCGCCACAATCAAAAGGCGCTGACCGTCACGTTCAGAACCTTCAGCCAAATGACCGAGTCCAATATCAACAGCAAGACCTTTATAGTGCGCTGAGTTTCCACAATGGACGCCCCCTGTCGTGAAAGTCAAAACGATCGGCACTCCCGCATACCCTCGCGCCTGGTCGAGCATGGCTGGAAGGTTGCCTTGAAGTCCGGCCACTTCCGCATCGCTGAAGAATTTAAAATTTCCCATTCAGACTCCCCCCGTATCAGGTATCACGTTCTCAGCGACGCCGTTTAGTCCATCAGCCCGATCGCCGCACGTCACGAACCCGCATCCGACGCGCTCGCAGAACACCCGGATTTTGTTGCAACAGTGTTCAGCGGCACAAAGGCTTTGGCATCGTGGACAATGGAGTTTTGACCACCATTTGCGAGACATCCGTTCGGACACTCGCTGCCAAGTCCGCCGGGCCAATCGATCATCCGTTCGCCGCACTTTTGGCAAAACGTAACCCCTCCGTCTACCCCTTCGCTAAGTCGCGCTCCACTTCTTTAAACGAAATCTGCCGGTGAATTTCCTTGTGGATTCCGTCAAGCTCGCGAATGATGAGCGTCATTTGGGCGCTTTCTGTCGCTTTTAAGTCCACAAGGTTTTTCTCTAAGGCATCAACTCTGGGAGCCAACTTGTCGGCTTCCTCAACGCGGTCCATCCACTGAGCATGAACCGTCACGACTTTAACGGCAAACACGATCGATGCCGCAAACATCCCGATGATCGTCAAAATGAGCGTCCAGTCCATCTTCCGGCGTATCGGATGTTCAGTCATCATTGCACCGTCGCTATCGTGGGATTTGGATGTTGGATGCCGCCCACGTCTAAATAACTGGTGTTGCTTCCAGACTCAAACGTGCCGGGATACGCCACCTGCCGGACAGACGGGCCGCCGCCAGCCATAGAGTTCAGGCTCAGGTTTCCAGCGCCGCCATTGACGAAAGGTGAGGTTGTGATCGTGACTTGCGGCAACGCGAAGATCTTCCCTGATCCAAGACTCTCCCCGCTGACGTTCCCGTACACGGCATCGTTGAAATAGACCCGCAGGCCGCCCGTCAGGTCGTGTCCGTATCGGCCATTGTTGACGACGATGTTATTGAGGTAAAAACCTTGGTTTCCTCCGGTCCCTTCGATGCCATCTCGCCCGTTTCCGTAGAAAGTGGAATTGACCACAACCCCAGTCGTTCCGTTATCGATCCCATCCGAACTGCCGCCCGTGTTGTTGTACCCGAGGCAGTACAAACACAAGCCCGTGGTCGCAAACCCGCTTGCGGTGTTGGCATAGGATTCGGTGCCGATAATGGCCCCGGTGCCCGTGAACGGTGTCGAGCTATTGGCGGTCGCGGCCGACCGAACCGTTACCCACGCCGCATCTGCCGCACTCGTAAATCCAGTAAAAGTGCAGCGATCAGCAATGGTGAAGTTGCCCGTGATGCCTTTTGAGGTAGTCTGGCTGGCTCCGTTAAAAGCGATGTTGCGGATGACCGAATAGGTGCTGTTGTTGTATATCGTTGCTGAGGAAACTCCGGAATTGAGCGTCAAAGTGGGCATGGAATCCGTATTCGTCAAGGTGCGATTGGTGTTGTAGCCGATGACGTAAATCTGGACAGAGCTAGTCATGCACCCTCCAGCTACGTTGGTGCTGGCGCTCGTGATTGTGAAAGAGCCATACTTGATGTAAATCGTCATTTGCGCGACGGTGGCATTTTTGGTTGCAATCCCTGGGCTCAAGAGAGCGCCGCCGATATTGATTGTCATGCCAGACGAACTGGCTATAGTCGTATCCATGGTCACGGTCGTGGCACTCGCGTAGGTGACTTGCCTCCACTGAGCTGTAATCGACCCGGAACCGCCCGCGACGTAAATGATGTTGCCTGTGATCGCGGAAGTGAAACTACAATCCGAGCACGTAAGAGTCGTCGTACCCGCCGACGATCCTAGGACGCTTGATCCGTTGTTGCCGCCGTTCGGGTTTGCGCTGGCTTGTTGGCTATAGTCGGTCCCGCTTGATCCCGTCACAAACCCGCCGCCGTTCGTGTCACTGCCGCCCGTCTCGACTTCCCAGACCGTGTTAGCGGACAAGGCCGCATAGATAAGCTGAAAGTTCCCGACCCAGAGGATCAGGCTGAGAGATAGGACGATAGCGACGAGTCGCCGCATTAAAATACCGAGGTCGCGTTGACTTGCACTTTGGCAATGTTCGTCAAGTATCCGGAATTTGGCGTAACCGTTCCGGTTCCTTCAAAATAGTTCACGAGGTCTTGCGCGCGAAGGACGATGGCGTAAGCATCGTCGTTCGTGATCGGAGTGCGGCCATCGGTCGCGGAGCCGTCGGCGATGATCGTCTGGTCGCCCGGAGGACAGACCGCCGCGATGTTCTGCGCGTTGTATTGAAGAACCAAGCTCTTGGCTGAGAGGTAAGCCTGATAGAGAAGATTCGCCATTGGTCTGGCCCTCGTGTTGTCCCATGCTACAGCCTGCGGATTGGTGTTTGCCATGATGTCTCCTTTACGTTTTGTTGACCCAGATTTGGGTACTGCATTTGGTCGCGTTCGTCGGCACTGAACCTGTCAGATTGAAAAAGAGAATGTCTCCCTGATTTAGCGAACTCCATCCCGTCGCAGGCCCCGTTGCACCGATGGCATTTGAAACTGACGGACACGCCGAAGCGCAGATACTTCCGGCGGAAGCGCCGGGCGACGTGTCGGTTAAGGCCGTCGTCCAGCTCTCAGACGACACGGAAATGCTGATCGATGTGGTGTTTGAGTCGCAGAACACCGTGTAGCTGGACACCGTCGCCGCGTAAGGCATTGCATACCAATAGAGGAGTGATGCGGTCGCCGAGGAAATGACCAAGCCTTGACCATTCAAGTTATAGGTGATGGCTTCCTGCGTGATGCTGGTCGTTGAGGAAAAGCCGCCAAAGGTCGTGGAATTCTGGTAATACTGGACTGATCCAGCGGAACCGCCCGGAGACCCGCCGCTACCGCCACCACAGGATCCCCAAGAAGGTGCAGTTGCCGTCCCTCCACTCTGCAAGCATTGGCCGGAAGTACCCGTAGCTCCAGCTGATCCAAGAGCGATGGTCGAGGAGATAAGGATAGTCCCCGCCGCCATCATACCTTGATTGAAAGTAGAACTGGCCGTAAACAAGGTTGCGCCATTTCCCAAAACGTAGAACCCAGGACTTAAGGATTCAGGAGTTTGTGCGGCGATGAACGTATAAGGATAGACTCCATTGTTGCTAACGGCCACCCTGGAATTGACTTCAGTTGGACTTGAATATCCAAACAGAACTTCTCCGTGGTCAGTTTCAAGAGCGTAATTCTCATTCGATGACCCCGAAGAATTAGCATAAACTCCAACGTTTAACGACGAACCGCCACCGTGCGCATTGAAGTACCCGCCCCATACATCTATATTGTTAGCTACTCCTTCTCCATAAATTGCAATCCCATTCCCGCCCCCTGTCCCAGACGCCCTTCCATACACCCCATACTTGTTACCCACACTCCCAGCGCCTTCAGCGTACACACCATAGTTCACTTGATTGGAATTGGTAGCTGTGAACTGACCGCCATAGTCCCATCCATTCCCTTGTGTGACAACTTCTGCGCGTCCGACCACGGCCACGGCGTCTTGTCCATTGCCTGCCACCAATCCGCCGTTCCCTGACACATGAGAATACAGTCCATACATCCCAGGAGCTTCCGTGCCACCTTCAGTACATTGAAAAGTACCACCTGCGGCTAAGTTGTTCAAACAAATAAGCGTTGTAGAACTGGCAGAAGTTGAATTGATTTGCAAAGAACCCGTTGAATCAAACCATGCAAACTGCGCTAGATCCCCTGCAAGGGAAGTGCTGGAAGGAGTAACATTGTAATATGGAACCGAAAATTGGGACGCAACCTGCGTGTTGCCGCCACCGCCCCCACCGCTCGTAATGGTTGTCCAGGTAGGGACCGCTCCGGCGCCGCCAGAAGTCAGACATTGACCGCTTGTCCCGGCCGATCCAGCCAATGTCATGCCGCCAGCAATGTTGGTCACGCCAAGCGTTGAGACGCTCAAATAATAGGTGCCATGGGCCGGTTCCGTATCAGCGGCCAGGATGTAGGTATCTGTCCCTGTCCTTGAGACAGCATTGACGGCGGTATAAGGCGTTCCACCACCATTACCGCCCAGCAAGAGCGTGTCGCCAGTCGCACCCGTCCCGGTGCTCATGCCCGTAGCGCTCTGGATATTGGTCTGGGCCGTTGAGGTGTTGTTGAATTTAAGGACAGCTCCGTTGATGTAGTTGTCGGACATCGTTATGGAGTTTTCAGTCGTTATGCCGTTATAGAGTTGAAAATTCAAGGAATTGGAGGGGGCATTCGACATCAAAGGCGTGTACATGACCGGAGCGGAAGAGAATTGAGTTGCCGTAAACGTGCTGACACTCATCCCCTGGTTATTGACCCACGTAAACGTGCCGGGAGAGACAATGCCGGAGCCGCCTGCTCCTCCGCTTGAATTGATCGTGATTGCCGCCGTTGTTCCTCCGACCAAAGAGCCCGATAGGGTGACATTCGTCCCGGCAATCAGGTTGATAGAGGCGGTCGGGCTGGATACCCGGACCCCGTTTACCATGGTCTCAAGAGAAGAAGAACCGCCGCTACCGCCAGTTGTCAATGTGGCAGTTTGGCCTGCACAAGTAAGAGTCCCAGGTGAAACGTTTACTTGCCCAACAACACAAGAAGGAGAACCACTACTATCTTTTATCTTGATGGTTCCTGTAACGCCAGTATCAGCAAAAACCGAAGCCGCAAGACCAAGAATTAAGAGAAGCGATTTACGCACCATTTGATCCCATCCACAATCCCTTTTCTATAAGCATGTTCACGAGTGGCATCCCCACGCATGACCTGGTAGGCGAAATAGGCATTGTTTTCATCCTGCTGGATTTTCTGCCATTCAAGTTCAATCTCTTGAGCTTTTCCAGACAATTTGACAAATTGCGACAAGAGTTTTAGTCGGTTCATTTCTTGATCATGCCCATTTGAAGATACAGCGACTGGGACAGGCTGTTGGGTCGTAACCGCAGGAGTCTCATGTCCCAGCCGCTGTAGCCTCATCAGAGCTTCATCTAACTGAATCAATCTAGGGACCGTCGCTTCCAAAATAGCCAATTCCGAAACGCGCTTGTCCAAATCTCCGATCTTTTCAAGGATCGGTCCTAAAGCCGTCAATTTAGGAAGAATGGATTCAAGCGCGTCCAGTTGGTTGAATAGGCGAGTCAACAATTTGAATACATGCCGCAACAACAAAAGACGGCGCTTGATGGTCATGCGAGGTCAAACTTCACCGTATACGTTCCATCCGAAGAAGCCGAAGCAATCGAAATCGTCGACATGATCCCCAAACTCATATTGAGTTCAGCGGAAAATGTTCCTAATTGCCCGGTCCATTTTCCCATGATCATGCCGTCGGCATCCGCGATTGTCAAAGTAAAGGTGTCGGTTTCGTTGACAGGTTTAACGCGGATCCATCGTGCTGTTGACCATTCATTCGTAAGCGTCAATGTCCCCGATCCGCTCGATACAGTGATCTTTCCGACTCTAGATGCTTGCGGCCCTTCGTTTGCCATAGGTTAATCCCCGTGATGCGTGATTCCCTTAAACTTCGGTCGTTCGGCGTATTCTTTCTTTCCCCCTTCAGCCGCTCGCTTTTCTGAAAGCATGATCGCTACAGCCTGTGGCTGGCTTTTCACTTCCGGACCTTTCTTTGATCCCGAATGCAGTTTTCCTTCTCCGAACTTCTCCATTACCTTATTCCAGGGCATATATCCTCCTAGTCGCGCTCGTAACGGGGAAGATGCTTCAATCCCCATGTATCTTGATCTCTATCGTGAACTCTAATCCCGCGCTTCGCAAATGCGGATACAGTATCCGGCGTATCGTTCGATTTGGCTTTGCCTTCACGAATGGCCTGCGCGTCTACTTCTTTCTGATCAATCGGCTTGATTGTCACTTTGATTTTCATATCACGCTCCTATGTTCGGCCCATAACGGGCGATTCTATCTTGAGGAACAGCAGGCCCCACAACCGGGTCCGTAATCCGCGCAATTTGCTGGGCTTGTTCGTTTTGTTCGGCTGGCGTCTGGGCTCCAATTTGGGCCGCTGGAATCGAATTGTGTTGACGCACCGTTATGCCCTTGCGCGAAAAGGCCTTGACAGCGTTTCCGGATGGGTTTAGACTGTTCATATGCAGATCGCCCTTTCTGTTGCTCTTGGGATCATCATTGTGAAGTTCCTTGATGCGCTATGGGAACATTTGACTGGCCCTGCTCCAGATATTTCGCAACAAGAGCCCGAATGGCGGGATTACCTGCTGCGCGGTCCAGCAAATCGGCCAAACTACCAGCCCCCGAAGCAGCAACTCCCATTGCCAAAGGTGAAGTAGCGCCTAAAGCTGCAGCCGCTCCTAATCCAGGAGCTGTAGAATGTGCTCCTAAACCTATTGCACCACTACCTTCAATCAAATATCTTCCAAGTTTTGAATATTCATTAGGATTGCTTTTATTAACTGGCAATGGTTTAGAAAGATTAGAACGTAAAGCAGAAGCTGCATAATTTGAATTCGCTTTCGCAAATGCTTGGGCTTCCGGACTAGGGTCTTGAGCAATGATTCCATTTAATGTATTTTCAAATTCTGATAATTTAGCTGCTTTTGGCGTTAGCTTTGTAGGATAAATCGTTCCAATTCCAACCTTTGCCCCAACGGCTTCTTGTGTGGAAATGGGTTCCCCTTTCAACCATTTCACGTAGACATCAGAGACTTTCTGATTGGCTTCTCCCTTAGGATTAAAAAGAATCGCTCCTTGCTCTTCCGGAGTTAAATGTTTTGTAACAGCATTTTGCAATGCTTCTCCGAATTCTTGTCCTGATTTTTCTATGCTTTGAGGAGCTATATATGTTTGATAAAATCCTCCCTTATAAGCACGATCCAAATTGCTGGCAGGTGTTCCAGAAACCATCTCGCCTAGTTTTGCGCCCGGAAGATTTTCAGGAGTTACGGAAACGTCTCCGCCAGGCATGACATAAGAACGAGGATCAACAGCAGCTCCCGCAACAAGTCCAGCCGCTCCCTGCATTAATGGCCCTGCGCCTGCCTGTTGCATAAGATTGGACGCCCCTTGCGAAGCTGGCGCAGATGCTCCTCCTAATGTGTTAGAAAGACGTGCGGGAGCCATGATCTGATTTTGAATGGTCTGTAATGCTTGACCTGTTGGAGTCGTTGCCGTATTAGGTTGAATCCCAAATGTCTGAGCCGCCGCATTCAGGCCCATCATAGCCGGATTTGATCCTTGCGGTTGAATGGGAGCCATACTCGGTCCCTGTGAAATCGAAGACGGTTGATTTTGAACTGGAGAATCAGGAATAAATCCATCTTCAGTTTGTGCCGTATCAGGAACAAACCCGTCACTGCTCATGAGAGTTTGTCATACTTGTTCGGATCAAAATTAGCTGCTGGCATTGTTCCGGTCTGGCCTGTAGCTTTATTGCGAACGCGAATTGTCCCATTATTTTGTCCACTAAAATCGAACTTTGGAACCTGTGCGGCTTTTAAGGTTCCGCCAAAAGCTCCTACTGTACTTTGCGATCCTTTTGTTAAAAGCTGATGTTGATTATTTAGCTTGTTGTACATATCTGAAAATCCAGCGGAGACTACTTTTGGATCGTCTGCAACCGATGGAAGACTTGCTGCAATTTCTTGAACTGCTTGAGGATTTGTTCTTGAGCTTTCCGGAAGTAATGCAGTTGCCAATGTAGTAATTGCCGCTGTCCTCGCTTTATTAGCGGCTACTAATTCGGGAGCTTGTTTCCCAGCCGCTGATCCTGCTTTGCCAGTAACTATTCCAACACCAGCTCCTCTCAAGTTAGGAGGAACAGCCTGAAGAGCTTTATAATAATCACCCAATGCTAAAAATCCCGCTTGGATTTTATTGTCTTCTGCGTTGTATTTTGATTGTTCCTCGGCTGATTTCCCAGCAATCCAATTAGGAACCTGTTGTTGAGCGTTCGCCAGGTCTGCCTGATTCTTCGCCGCAATCGTTGGTTGCTGGGACTGCTCAAACTGGCCCTTTTGAATGCCTTGCTGTTGAAGCTGTTGCTGGCCCGGTTGTAAGGCCAGATTGCCAATCGTCTGAAGTCCCTGTAACGCCCTCCCTCCGAATTGACCCATGCTCGCTAACTGTCCTGCTTGATTTGGTTGCAAGCCAAGACTGGCTAAATATTGCGCTTGTGCGTCTTGACCGCCAATGCCTTGACTTTGCATGTGGTCGTGAATCGTTTGAGGAAGACCAGAGGTCGGGTGCATCATCGGCTGACCCGGTTGCCATCCTTGCGCGGCGTTCGGGCTTTCTCCGCCTACTCCACCCGTTCCGGGCGATGTTCCTTGACTTGCTGGAGGTGTTCCGTTGGCATAAGCTGGCGACGGATTCGGAGATAACGTCTGCGCGGATGTCTGAGCAGGTTGTCCATTATTGCCCATTGTTGCTCCGCCTGGAGTCCCGGCAACAGGCGGTATTCCCACGTTTCCAGAAGAAGGTTGAATACCAGGATTTTGGTTTGGGTTCGGCGTATTGGGGTTTGTTCTGTTTCCATTGATCAAATTCATCAAGTACGGACCACCCTGACCAAACGCTTCGATCTGCAAAGCTTTTTGTTTGTTCTGATAGTCTAGATAATCGTTGATACCTTGTCGAAGACCGGCCGGAATGCTCTGAAGTTCTTGCTGTTGACGGTTCAAATAACTGTTCACTAAATCCGTCGGAATAGGAACGGGCCCCTGATATTGGGGATTTCTTTGTGGGATCTGAAAATTAGCTGGTGTCGGTTCCATAAAAATTCTCCTAAACTAAATAGTCGCCGAAGCCGCCGTGCTTCCTAATGCTCCTACTTTACTTAAACCACCTAATAAACTCCCTACAGCGCCTAATCCCTGAAACCCTGTACTAATGTCTCCCAGAACACCCGATTTGCCATATTGATTCAAATAATTGTTGTAGGCTTGAAGTTGCATCTGGTACATATTCAGATTTTGGTTGTACTGAGTATTTGCCGACTGATTTGCCAGAGCATTCGAAACACCTGCATTTTGTAAACCATACTGTTGATTCATCAAACTATTGTATTGGCTTGCGGCATTTGCCGTCGAGTTCTGATAGTTTTGCGCGGTCACACCCGCTAAGAAGTTCTGAAGTCCCTGATTCTGCTGAAGTGCGGCATTGGCTAATTGCGAAGAAAGCGCCGATGATCCAGGAGCTTGTCCGGACATGGCATTCTGCGCTTGAAGAGACGGAGCAATGTACTGATTGAAATATGTCGAATTCGACTGCTGAAGTTGGTTCTGTAACTGGTTTTGAAAGTTCGTATTCTGAACGTTCTGATATTCCTGCGTCTGCTGAAGAGCCTGCTGAACCTGATACTGATCTTGTCCAGACGCCATCAACGATCCGTAATATTGCTGTTCCGCTGTCGTCGGAGCGCGTCCTAAAGTTGTTTCAAATGCCGACGATACCTGGTCTGAATAATTGCCAGCCTGTGCCGCATATTGCGCTTGTTGTTGTTGATAAATAGCCTGCGGCGTATTGTTTAATTGTGTGTAATAAGCCGCAACGGCTGCATTGCCGCCCGAAACGTTTGCTTTATTCGGATCTCCGGAATTGTAGGAAGGAGCCAACATATCCAATTCCGCTTGGGTTGGATTCCGTCCGAACATATTGACGAAATCTGTCCAAGCATAGACTTGTTGAGCTTGTGTTCCACCTCCGGAACCGCCCCATGTTGGAGCGGTTGTTAAAGGTGTTTCTCCTGCCGGTGGATCAGTTGGACTTGCCATAAAGTTCTCCTAACGTATTCTCCGCGCCGATATCCGAGCGTCAAATGTCGGCGATCCCGAAACAAACGTTACTTCGCCCTTGAGGTAGTAGGTCGCTCCGGATCCGATCGATACCCGGAAAGACGGAACGGCTAAAGATGCCGTAGACATCGACGCGACGTTCAATTGAGCGGTGTTGTTGCCGGAAATAAACCCGGTCGTGTTGTTGCCGGAAGCCGTACCGATCCCGATCAAAATTAAAGACGCGCCCCCGATGCCGTTAACGACGGCACAGATCGAAATGTCCCAGTCGCCGGGCGTGAGCGTGATGTTAAGAAGGTCTTTGTATACGCCAGTCGTCCCGGATGGAATCACCGTGTTGTCCGTTTCGATCCATTCGCCGACGTTGCCCGAGGAAGCGGAATTATTCGTCTGAGTTCCTTTCAGATTAGTAATTGTTGCCGTCGATATTGTCAGCGTTGAAGCAGTTCCGTTATTGATCGTCGGATAGCTGATGTTATGACAAACGTTTCCCATGTCCTGATCAAGGCCGGGAATGGATGGATAGTTGTATTCAGGACACGATGCCGCGTGAAGAATCGAAGAGCAAAAAAGGATCAGAAAAATTTTCTTCATTGAAGAACCGGCTTCCATGACAATGGTTCATAGTGAACACGATGCGCCATCAGCGTCCACTTAGCATTGGAAGAGTTATCGCCAATGGTGAAGTCGTAATATTTCCCGATCTTGCCGACTGGCAAAAGGAAGTTGCGCTGGATCAATGAAGCCGCAGGATCATAAGCCGTCATTGTAAAGACCGTCGAATTCTTGCTGTCGAGCGTGTAAGTATAGGAAAGAGTCGTCGAGCTTTCGCCTAAAACAAAGTCGGCTTGCGTGAATTCTTTTTGCACGAAGAGATCATTGGTTGCCGGGAAACTAATAGTCTGGCCATCTCCCGACTGTTCAGCCGCATTGAAAAGGAAATCCGGCGACCGCCAATAAGATTTGATCGGATTTCCGTTATCGGTTGTGACGCCGCCGTATTTGTAGACATAGGGCCCCGACGGGCTCCCGAAATAGAGCGCGTTATTTTCAATCAAGAATCCATTCGACGGAATATCGTAAATAACCCAAGCTCCATTTAAGAGGTCCCAATAGAAAATCCGATTGTTTAAAGAAGTCGTTGAACTAGATGACACCGAAAACCAAATGGCATCATTGAAATAGGTCATGTAGGATTTGTCGGAAGCGGAACCTTCATACCAGTTAAAAACAAAGTTGTTTAAACTGGGGGCTGCAAAAGTTGCAGTTGATCTTGAAAAGTCTGCGCGGGCTTGCATGTATGTACCAGTCGAAACAACAAGAGCTGAATTTTTAGGTTGAAGTTTCCATGTGGGAGTAGCAGAATTTACTGCAAAAGAATTTGTTCCTACGCGAACATAGTATGTGATAGAACTGATGTCTGGATCATTATCTAAAACAGAAAAATTACTCCAAGATGTCAAATTTGGAGCATTGTTGACTTGAGAATAAAATGAACCTGTATTGTAAATAGGTGAACTTGCAGTAACACCCCCTTGGATATTATCAATTCCGTAGTGTACTCCAGTAGGACATCCTCCACCACCTGTTGAATAAGTATCCATATTGGCATAAAAAGTAAAAGTATTCGAAGAAATAAAAGTTGAAGTTGATGCTAATTGAAATTGGTATTGATTTCCGATTTCGCCATAATAATGGTCATAAAAAATAATATAAACGGGAACGTTAACACATGCCGCTGGAAGTGTTACTGTATTAAGAGTCCATGAACATTGACTTGCAGAAACACCCTGAACAAAAGCTCCTGTTAATGTGCATCCTGAAGCTGTAGGACTATAAATTAAAACACTCGGACCATACCAACCAGGTCCACAAATTTCATTCTCCATCGCAAAATATGAACCATCTTCTGGTGTAATAGTGCAATGAACTCCGGCTGTACTGGAAGATTGGCTCCAATAAGTTGTATAGGTCCAAGTTGTATTAATCGTTCCTTCAAAACTGTTATCAGGAACATTTGTACTATAAGAAACAGTAGCAGAAGATAAAGTCAATGTCGGAGGAGCCACCGAGGTCGATAACGACAAAGAAGGATTAAAACTTCCAGCAACCCAATCAGTTGAAAATTGTTGTGTCCAAGAGTTTGCTTTTTTGCGACTGGCCGCCGTCACAGTCGGTGTAATGGGACGGCTGAGGCGCGTGAGGTAATACCCGTCATAAACGTAAATATGATTGTCTTGTCCACGGAAGAATATGCCGCCTGGACTGGCGTTGGCGTTTGCTTGGGCAGTCCCCGAGAACATCGTCCCAGAATCGAATCCAGAAGAGTTCCAGAAAGCATCGGAATTGTCTAACGTACCGATCTGGTTTGAAATAATTGTCAGTTGCCAATCGTTCTGGCCGGTAAAAGTCGCGTAGCCAAACGACTGATCCTTCCACCAAAACAACCGCCCAAAGTAGTATGCGAGATGCGTAATGCGACTGCCGGGAGAAGCAATAGGCTCAGTAAAAGGACTAGAAGGAAGAATACCGGGCGTGAACTGGTTAAAAGCCAATTGAGCAGAAACGTAAATCGTATTCGCATTGCCGGATACCCCCGCGACAACAAGTTGTAACGGCGTAAAGGCTCCCATCGTGCCGGACGGCGCGGAACTGAAATAGACCGTATTGGCTTTGGTCCCATCGGTCTGAATCGGCGTATCTCCGGCCGAGGAGAAGCAATAAGCGTATCCTTGTGAATCCGTACATTGCCAAGTCGCTTCATACGTCCCGGTCGCCAATGCTACAAACGATGCATCCGAAACCGATCCATAAAGAGTATTGGAAGAAGCCCAGATTTGAACATCAGAACCACCTAACTGCTGAAAATGGTAGCCACCATGAATGCCTTCGGATGTGTAAGTGGAATTAAGCGTCTGGAACAGGCCATATCCATCCCGTTTGAAGATAGCTGATCCTCCGGGTTGAATGTTGACGTTTAAAGTATCCTGCGAGAAATTGGACTGAATCGCGGAAGGGTTATCTAGCGTGTCTAAACCGCCCGAAAAATTGGAAACGATAATATCCCCCGCCAAAGCGGGTTTAGACCCTAAAAAGGCCAAAAGTGGCCCAAATAGGGCTATTCTGGCAAGCTTTCTTAATACTTCCAATTCCGTCCCCCTTGAATCCGGAATGGTTCGTCTGCTTCGAGGTCGTAATAAAGCTGAGTTACCAGGCTCATGTAGCCATTGGCCTGGGTACGGAACATCTTGGCTTTTAAGACAGTAGCTTGAGTCGGGTCGGGTTCCAAAAGAGAAGCAGCTACGTCAATGGCAAGACCAGCCAAATACGGCAAAATAAGCGTGTTTTGTACGCCATTAACCGTAAATGGCGTGTCAGATGCATTTACAAGTGGCTGGTGTGGCGTAATGTAAGACAACGTCAATGGGTTTTGCCCGGAAATCCCGACGTTGTTGGTGTAAGTCGTTGCATCGCCAGCCTGCGGCGTCGGATGCAGAATCAAAGACGGCGGCACGGAATTGAGGTCAATTGCCCATTCTTGCGGGGTACCGATTGAAGTCGTCCAGTCGTTGGCGCTGTAAAGGTCCATGTAATCGATTGATTTTTTGACCAAATCGACGCCTTTGATCGCTACCCGCAGGATCTTGATAACCGGCAAACTCGCTATTTGACCGGATCCGGTAAGCGGATAACGATACTGGTTCTCAATCAACGCCGAATAATCCGTCATGCGGCAAATCTTACATTCCATGTTCCATCGCATCTGCGCCAAATCTAGATAATTGTTGATGACAGGAATCGTATAGCGCGTGAAAGAAGGATCGTTGACAAGTTGCCCGATGTACCCTTGAAGGTCAGATAAGGTTTGTGGATAAAAGGCTACCATCTGAAATCCCCCTTAAAAGTCGCATGTATTGCGTTGAGGTTTTGCGAACGTTAAAATCAGTTTTGACGCTCTGATAGGCCTGTTCGCCCATCTGACGGCGCAATCCCTCGGAATCAATCAAAAGTTGAAGACGTGACTTCCATTCTTCAAGATCATGAGCTAAGAAGCCTGTTTTTCCTTCTTCTATCGAGCGCACAAAATCCGGAAGCGGAGAAGCCACACACGGAATCTCTAGGGCCGAATATTCAAGCCATCGCAAATTCGATTTGCCACGATTAAAATTATTGTCAACCAAAGGAGCGATACCAATATCAAACTTAAAAGAAGACATGAATTTCGGGTATAGATTGATTTTGCTCCATTTATGAGTCCAGTAAGTATGGGCCATTTTCTTGACGGCTGGAGTGGCTCCGTGGATGCAATAGAACCAGACTTTCGGGTTTTCATTGATGAGTTCCTCAATGACCGGCAACACCACATCTAAATCCGGGCCATGCGTCCCGCCGCCAATCCAACCGATCCGGATCCGATCTGAACCTTTACGAATTCGTGCGGAGTCCCAAGCCTTGAAATCAATCGAGTTCGGAACGACAAAAATATTGGCGTTTCGGTTGGAATATTGTTCTTTCAAATAAGGCGTAGAAACAATTACACCGTCTGACTGGCGCATTTGTTCCATGGCAATGGCTGTTCGCCTAGAACCGGGCCGCATCTGGTCAAAACCAGCGTTTCCAAGAGGAATGTCAATGATATAGTCGTCGATTTCCATCAAGAACGGTTTCTGATGACGCGCTCGTAAATCCATCCAGAATTCAAAAGAATGTTCAAAATCGAGCATTTGCCAGACCACGACATCCGCTTTTTCACAGAGATAGTCAATACGATCACGAACCATCGGCGTGTCGACCATATCGATCTGCCAAGGGTTTTGGATTGTGATGTTCTTGGAATATGGCCAGACAACCGTTTCGACATTCGGCCAACTACGCATCGCCCAGGCAAAATTGGCCATGCGATAATACGCTACTCCCGATACCGTGGTCGGGATGAAAACAACCCGAAGCGTCTTGTTACGGCGTGACAAGATCGCCGGAGATTCCTGCAAGATAGGCATTCTTTAGCTCTTTTACTTTCTTCGGATCACGCATAAATTCTGTTGGACTTCCATAAACATGGTTCGGTAACTGGTAAATTCGGTATCGAGAAAGAGGAACTTTCGTGAATCCGAACTTGTAGCCTTTTAAAAACGCATCCCATTGAAACCGCCAATCGTCTAACCCAAGCGTAGAAAAGTCACCTTCGTCATATTGAACATTCAACGTAACACCCTTTCGATATGCCATAGTCGAATGACCAATGCCGTTAAAACCCTTCTTCTTCGCTATCTCAGGATTGAAAGGACCAGCCTGTTGAGTTCCAATCACATTGTCATTCTCATCGATTAATTGGAACGGCCCATAAAGAACATCAATGTTCTTCATATTGAAATGAAGAAGCGTATCGCGGACACGGTTCTTTAACGCCACATCATCGGAATCAAGAACAAGGATGATGGGGGCCTTCGCCAGATTGTTCCCATAATTCCGCGCTGCGGAGCGACCGCGATTCTCGCCATAAGTCACATACTGGACACGAGGATCGCGCTCGGCATGCCATTGGACAAGTTCTTTCGTTCCATCCGTCGATCCATCATCAACTACAATGATTTCAATTTCTTTGACAGACTGACTGCGACACGAAATAACGGCTTCCGCTAAATAGGATTCAGCGTTATAGGCTGGAATAACGAAACTTGTGCGGGGAATCATCCTCGATTCCTATCAAATTTAGAATTCCATTCCATTAATTCCTGATTCTGATTTTCTTCCGAACGTTCATGTCTTTTATTTTCGTTGAGAATATCTTTTGATGTTAATCCCATATTCCTATATCGGTTTCCTTTTTTCGCCGGTTCAGACATGCTCTTTTTCAGTCCTTCTTTTAGTTCCTCATCATCCATTTTTAATCTCCTGTGGCAAAAGCGCATTGATCTTCTCCGCGAATGCCTGCGGATCAACTTGCTTTTTGTAGTAATCGGCGTATTCCTGGTTGAATTTCAAGAACCGTCCGTCGCGGATACGCCGGATCAATTCCTGTTTGAACTCCTTCATGGTCACGTCCATATCGAAATAGCCACATCCTGGAGCCTGCACATTTGAAATGATGTTGCGCCCATTGATGAGCATCCGTCGAATCGCTTCGTCAATCGTCGGATGTTGTTTAAAAGACACCAGTACGGAATAGTTCGCAATACTTACGATGGGATTTGTTTCACGGTTCAAGTCGTCAATTGGGATATAAGGCAAATCCTGTTTGATCGTATGCAGAAACGGCATATAGGCTTCATCAATATCTAGAAGCACCCGATACGTTTCAGGGAGTTTCGTTTCCGCTTCGTCAACGTCAGAGGGCAATGGAACGATCTTCGGAGATTCGATCTTGAGAAAATCAAACATCTCCGATAACCGTTTCTGACTCACAATTTCGTTGACCCAGTGAATAAGCTTGTACTTTTCCAGTTTTCGTAAAAGTTGAATGGACTTGGAAAAACCATAGTTCTCCAGTGCCGTAATGTCCCAAGGCATCCAATATTGAACTTTGACGCAACTTTCAGGAGCCCGTTCAAACCACGGATCAGGACCAAACCCGAGATTAAACGCCAGTTTGTAATCGTGAATTCGGAAGTCCAAATGCTTCGAAAAGTCTGCGCCAATCAGTTTGGCAATATGCAGCCCTTTCAGCTTTTCAGGGATGGAACCAATGATAATGTCTCGTTTGGGGATTCCATGCTTTTCTCGGACGCGCCAGTGGGTTTCTCGGAATTTGGCGTCGTTCCATTCTCGTCCTGAGATCGAATCTGCGCTAGGAGGTTCCGTAATAAATCCATATCCTTCGATAAACGATCCGCGCGCCCCAGCTCGAGTAACAGATAACCATAAGTCCCAGTCTTGCCCAGCTTTAAGCGTTTCATCAAAGCCTGGAAAAATTTCCCGGCGCATAGGGAACATGGTAGCGATGAAGTTGTTGCATGTAAGCAAATAGGCGTCGAATGGTTCACCGTCCACCCCCTGTTGATGCCCGGCAAATTCGTATCCTGAATAAACAAAATCCGCTCCCGTCGATTTGAATTCGTCCATCCAACGCTTCGCCATTTCAGGCTTGGCATAACAATCGGCATCCCAAAAAGACAAATACGCCCCTATCGCCAACTTCGCCCCGGCATTCCGAGCTTTAGGCGCACCGCCATGCTCAATTTCAAGGATTTTGTCAGTCGGTGTGTATTTTTTGGCGATAGCGGTTAATTCAACGTCTTCAGGAGTTCCATCAAAAACCACAATGATCTCAATACGCTTGTAAGACATATCCCGCAAGCTTTTCAAGCACTTTTCCAGAACTTCGGGTGCTTTCTTGTAAACAGGAACAATAAATGAAATCAAAGGGTCTTTAATGGACAAGTGCGGGCTCCTTCTTGAAGGATTCAAATTCCTTCCGGTATTTGTCAAAAACTTCTGGAATAGGATCTTGTGTCGGTTCAAAAACAAACGCTTTCTTGATTTCAGCGTTATGTTTCCCATCCAAAGGAATAAGATAATTTTCCGGCGTAGGTTCTAACGTCACACGAGGATGGTTCGAGGCAATCGTTTTGATCTGGTAATCGTCGATTTGCGGATACATAACTTTCAAACAGGTTTTCATCTTCTCTAGACGTCGACGATAGGGTTTTACCTCGCAATAATGGTTAATTCTGAGTCCACTGTCCGCAACTCGAAAGGGATACTTCGAGTATTCTTCGCCATAGTGTTTGTAACTGTTCCCGGTTATATCGTGGTGGTAAAAGTCCTCCTCCAATGTTCCATAAGCACCGACATACTTCAAACCAAAACGGGGGCAATGCATGTTTTTCCATGTGAGTGCCCGTCCTTTCGTGATCTCCGTCGTCAAATTCTTGGCGAAACTTCGGATATGCGTATACCACGCCACCGGCTCGGGATCAATTCTCGCCATTTGTTCCGGATTCGTGATAATCATGTCCGGATGAAGATAAAGAATGGCGTCCGGCTTTGTCGATTTGGCGCATTCGATCAAAACGTTAAAAGCGTTCTCATACTGATGTTTGTCAGTCACGTCAATATCAAAGTCTTGGCCACGATACCAAAACACTTTATCTTTCCCGGCCGTCTCAGAGAGCATCTTGACCAATTCAAATGTTCCATCATTGCTCTTGCCATCAATGCCATAATGCATCGAGTCAATCCCTGGAAGCGCCGCCATGATCGAATATCCGATCCAAGGACATTCATTTAAAACCGGAGCAATCGCCGCAATCTTCATGCGGTAGCCTTTACATTCAGACTGATTCGGATACCATATTTGCCATCCCGCATTGTCGAGGCATCCCGTATCGGAAAAGGAAATTGAATAACCCTTTGAACATCTTCAAACCCAGCATCTGTCAAAACTTCCGCTAACGTCGCAAATGTAAAATTGATGTAATGAAAATTGAGCGGATGAAGCTGATCACCCCAAAGAAGAAACTGTACCCATGGCACAAGGCCTTCTTTTAGGAACAACTTTACATTCGCTTCAAAGTCGGGAACAGAAATCCAACAAGACGAACCGGGAATCAAAACGCGGTGCCACTCCTTCAAAACCGTCAAAGTTTTTGTATGCGGGAAATGTTCCAGAATATTCGAAGCATAGATTTCAGATACCGACAAAGACTTAATCATGGTCAAATTCGAAACATCTGACTGAATGTCCGCGCCATCCCGCAAATCGACCGTTTTAAATCCTTCAATATGGGTATCGTTATTGCCTTCCCCCATTCCTCCTAAATTGAGCCGCAATGCTTCCATGGTAATCATGCTGTCGCCTTGACCATAAGTGAAATCAATCGATTTCCGCGATTTTCTCGAAGTTTTGAGCAATCATTGATGTCATAAGGCATTGCCTGAATTCTTTCAACGTCTTCAAATCCCGCTTCTGTCAAATGTTCACCCAGACGCGCATAATTGAATACGTTATAATGATTCCCGAAAGTTTCTTGCTTATCTGGTTCTCCATAAATAAGTTCGATCAGATATGGCGATAACCCATCCGATTGATACAGACGAACGATAACATCCCAATCCGGAACCGCCATATAAGCGACTCCACCTTTTTTCAATACTCTTCGCCATGTGCGAAGCACGTTTAATGTTTTCGTCCAGATGAAATGTTCCAGTACATGGCTTGCATAAATCTCTGAAATTGTCGCGTCTTTAATCGTATGCAACGTCGATATATCATCCAGAATATCGGTCGTCGGTAAATCCTGCAAATCTACATTCAAAAATCCTGGAATGCGCGTCTCGCGTCCACCGATATTTAAACAAACAGACGCCCCCGCCTTGGATGTGATCAGGTCCAAAACGGGGGCGCTGTTCATTACAGAATTTCGTGCGTCAGAAGAATCCGGCCAGCCGACGGATTCAAGGCTACGGCCACGCCATAGATCTTGTACGTCACGTCAACGAACTGGTCGAAGGGATCTGATTTATCTGGTCCACGAGCCACGATCATCTTGACGTTTCCATCCAAGGACGTAAAGCCAAAAGCCTGTTGTCCGAAGATGAAACTGAGATTGATCGAGAAAGCCGACGTGCGATATTGCGGACAGAGGGCCGATTGCACCCACCGGACGCCGTTAACCGCCATGCCGACTTCACCTTTGTACATCGTCTCTTTCGAGTTCTGATACTGGTTCCAGTCTTTCCAGGTGTTATCTTTCATCAGCGTATGCAACGCTCCCGGCGAAGCATACCCGACGAAATATCCGTCTGCGAAAGGTTTCGCAAATACTTTCCGAAGCGCTGTCACCGTTTTCCGTACGGAATAAACGCTCAACTGCGCCGATGTGGAAGGCGCAGAAGCTTTTACCGCCGAAATACGGGTCGTAGAAGCCCCATACAGAACCGGAAACTGGAACTGATAGTCAGACGTGTTGTGCGTTCCTGTGACCGCACAATATGCCGATGCAGGCGACGTCACATAGGACGAAATGATGGTGGTTGTCGCACCAGTCGTAACTCCGTTCTTAGCGATGTTCGCCTTGTAAATGCCCATCTTGCACATATTCTCAACGGTTTCGGCCGCCGAGTCCGCTAACCGTTCCATCGCGCCATTGACCGCATCAAAGATGTAAGTCATGGTCGAAAGGTCGGTCAGTTTCACGCCACGTCCGTATCCGGCAATTGTCCCGGTGACTTTGCGCGAAGAAAGAGCAACCAAACTATTGGCCGTTCCTTCCGTCAAAGTCGAAGACGCGCCGACAATTCTCTGCCACCCATTGAACTGAGCGGTGATGCCCGTGCGTAACGGAACTTCATCACGCTGTGCAAACTCAATTAAGGGTGTTTTGGGAACGAGAGTCGCAATGATCTTGCGACTGAACCACGACAACAACAGGTTGTTGTTGGTAGTCGTGGTGGTATTAGTATCCGCCATGGTATCTGCTGAAGCTCATCTGCCTTCCGGCCCTTAGGCTTCAGCCCTTACGCACGTGAATTTAAGCGGACGCCGTCAACGCCAGACCGATTCTCCTAATTGGCGCATGAGCTTATTTTCCAGTTCCTTTCCTTCAGGAGACAAGGGATTCAGTTTCTGGATCTGCTCCTGCACATTTTGAGGATTCATCGGCTGAGGAAGACTAGAGACAGACGGAGGCGCACCCCGCCCTAACGTCGGGCCGGATGTTTGGCTGGGTTGTGCAGAGCCCATCGGCTCACCCAGTTGCAACCGTTCTTTGACTTCATTCCAAGCGGCTTTCTGCGGGTTTTTCAAGCGGAAATAAGCAGGATCAGAATTCAATTCATCCATCAACGCCGCATACATCTGCGGGTTTTGAATGCGCGGGTCTTTCTCGGCCAATTGCGCCAAGTTTGACCGCATGGCAGTATCGCGCTCCCGTTCAATCATGCGTCCCGTCACTTCCAACGCAGGCCGGAAAATGTCGTTCGCTTCCTTCTGCGCCACAGCTTTGGCGATCTCTACGGCAAAGGCAATCGGATCGTTCTGCTGAAGCTGAAGAAGTTGCGCCCGAATCTGATCGGGCGACAAATTCTGATTGATGAGAGACGGACTGGGTGTCGGTTGAGGTTCAGGATTAGGGGGAGTTTCCTTGAGTTGTTTGGCTTTCTGGCCAAGCTCGGTAAATTGTTTCTCCTTTTCCCTGTACTCCGCCACCATTTCGTCGATTGTCTTCTGTTTCTGCTCAATCGCTTTCCCGAGCTGATCGGAGGAAGCCTTGAGTTTTTCTTCGTCCACTGTCCCATCCGGCTTCTGAAACTTCGCCGGCACTTCTACCTTTGGCGCTTCTTTTTGAACGACGGGTTCTGGTTTTATCGGTTGTCCTTGCGGGGCCGGGACCGTTACCGTGTCGTTTAAGTTGTCCAACGTCACGCCTGCCATCAACTGCCGCATCTGCGCCTCTTCATCTGCCGTCGGTGGCTTCACGTCTGAAACCGCCGGAACGAATTTCGGCGCTCCTTGAGCCAACGCATGACGCGCGGCTTCTTGTGCGGCGACTTGATCTAAGTCAATCACTTCAGGAGGCATTGGCTTCACCTTGTGGGCCTGTCGCCAGGTTGTCCACCCTTTCGTCTAATGGCACAGTCCGTCCGAACCAACTGGGCCCAGATGATTCTTTCGGATTGTTGTGCTGTTCATACAGTTCCGTATCTACCGCCGTCTGACTTTCCAAAATCTGGTTTAAACAGAAAATGATCGCCCGTCTTCGTTCGGCGCGATACCGCATATCGTCCAACTTGTTCGCGTCAAGGCCTTTATCTACCGCAACGTTAATAGCCCGAAGTTCGTCAACAAGAGCGTTCAGCCAATGTTTCCGTACAGCTCCATTCTCCAGTGCCGCCGTCAGATCGTCTAACGCCGCATCTTTGAAGTTTGTGACGGTCGGTTCGTAAAGCGACTCGATCCATTTTCGAAGTCTCATCCGACTACCGGCTCCCTTCGGATCGGGTTACGAGGTAAAAATGACGGACGGTTCCCATTTGGCCCGGATTTCAATCCAGGAGCCATTTGGCGCGTGTTTGGAACACCGACCCTATTTGGACCCGCAACACCAGGAATACCGCCAGGAATGCCCTGCGGAGGCCCTCCAGCGGGCGGCTGTGCGCCACCAGCGGGCGGAGGGCCACCGGGAGGCATCCCAGGAGGAATCATTGGAGGAGGAGCCCCACCGGGAACACCGGGTGTGTTCGGAAAAGGCGGAAACCAGGCCGCCGCTTCAGGAATACCCTGCAACTTCTCTAAAACATACTGCAATGCGGCCGAAACGTTTAACTGCGCCATCGGACCAACCGTCCCGACCTTGATCGCGTCCATGACTTGCGCGGATTTGACGATCTTGTTTTCCATCGAGAAAATGCCCATCGGTTTAAACCGATAAGATGCATCCACCATTTCTGGAGGCACAAAAGCAAACGCCAGGTAACGCGGGACGATCACCGGCTGAGAGATCGGGGGAGCCTGCGGCATAGGAGGCAGGCTCGGATGAGGAGAGGGAGGAGGAGGAGGAGCAGGGACGTTCACCGTACCGATTTGCACCGGGTTTGTACCTAAAATCTGTTTCATGTCCGAAGGGCCGAGTTTTTGGTAAATCAAAGCATATGTGCGCCGCGCCGCTTCAATCAAAAATTCCCATTCAATCAACATCCCATACGCCGCCTGGCGCTCATTGAACATCTGTTTTAAAAGTTCCATGCCGCCAAGCGTCTGGTTGGTGTCGCGCACTTGCGATGAGGACCCCAGCGTGACGCGATTGGCCCCCGTGATTTCTTGAATGCCACGTTCGATTTCCATCGTCTCTTTGAATGCAGACTGCGATACATCCGGGAACTCAATCGGCGTCACCACCTTCCGGATGTCCGGTTCACCGCCCGTAAAAATCTGGTCTTTTAAGCGAATGACACCGCCCGGCTGAGACACAAAATCTTTGCGATTGACAATGGCCTTCTCAAAAACGGCCATCATTTTATTCATAATCAAATTGACGTTATCGACGCGCAAGTTACGAAGTTCGTTGATTTCGTCTTGATCGTCAATGATCATCTCAGGAATGCCTTTTCCGTAAGGCTCACCTGTGCGGATGTAATCCATCTTCAGAAGATTGCCTAATCCTTCCGGATCTTCGGCCTCTTCACTGGAAAGAAGCCATGCGCCGCTTGCTACAAGAACTTTTCCTGGCACAAGCTGTTCGGCATCCACGCCGTCAGGGATATCGAAGTTAATCCATTTTCGAGGAATCGCGGCGTTTAATTCCCAGATCGTATGGAGCTTTTCATGCAAAGACCAGATGCGCGTTAAGTCAATGAATTTGCGGTCGGCTTTGGACGTGCGAAGGTCGTCATCAAACCGATACCCTTCCACGACGCCATATAAGTCCTGCGACACATCGAAAAATTTGCCTTTTTTGATGTTGTCGATAATCCAGCCATACGGCATCTTCTGACGATGAATGTACTTCTTCCAGTCCAGAGTGTTCGGTTCCGGAAAGATGTTTCGAATGTGAATGTTTTCAGTGACGAGGTTGTTTTCGACTAAGACTTCCTGCGGTTGCGTCCCGTATCCCTGAAACGGCGGCGGGTTGATGGGTTGCTGGCCATAAAGTTGTTGCGGAGAAAGGCTGTTGGCAAAGTCCTGCGGAGAAGTGCCCATCAATGGCTGTTTGCGCTGACGAGTATCGACCGTCTTTCGCCAGTAGATCTTCATGAAGCCGGATCCGTACCGAATCGCTTCTTTGCCGGTATCGTAAAAAGCTACCGGGAACTTGCTGCGGCCCCATTCGTAAGCCGATGCGTCCTGAATGAGTTCGGCCTGAAGATCGTCGCCGTCCGCTCCGGCTTCGACTTGCACGGGCGGTTGAGGAGCCATCGCCGTTTTAAACAACTGCGACCAGATCGTCTCGCAGTTCTGAAGCGTGACGGACCGGAACATCGTCGATTGCCACGGCTCTTTACGGCCCAACAACACCGGATCGTAAATGCTGTGGTAGTTGCGGTCGTACTTGTCCCATTGTGCATGGTACCGCGCCGACCGCCAGTCCCAGCTCGAGCGATAGAAGGATTTAACATAGGCCGTCAATTCCTCCTTGCGCTGGACGGCTAACTGCGAATCCTCCGGGCGCGCCGATTGAAGCGGGAAGAGATTCGCATCCGGCTGGTTCGGAAGACCTTGCGCCATCAGCTTGACCGGATATGTTTCAGACAGACGTGGTTCTGACCCGCCGCCGTCGCTTTCGGTTCTTCACAGCCATCGACTTCGCAATGCGCATCCGTTTTTACAAACTTCGGAGGGTTAAACGGAACCGCCTTTTTTGACGACATGACGATATCGTCTTCCGTTGGTTTTTTAAACCAGTCCATGACTATCTCCGGTAAGGTTGCGGCGTCCCAGTATCAGCGCCCTTGAAATGCGTGAACTCCGTTTGCGGCAAGTCCATGTCATGATCGCCTTCCGTCGCTTCCGGGACCGGCTGCTTCTGCTGTTGTTTCGGATTGACGGGTTTGCCGCTCTTGGACGCCTTCTCTAAAAACTCAAAACCCTCTCCGGTATCTTCAGACCCGGATGCATCGAGGTTTGAATGCGGTTCATTGGCCGCGCCCGGATAAGGACCGGCATCGCCTGCGCCGGACGACGTCCGCCAGGTGCGTGGAAGACCGTGCGCATCCTGTACGTGAAACCGCGAGTTGCCTTCATCGGTGCTGCCATCCAGTGGATTCGGAACAAGCGTTTCATCACCCGTCCCGGAATTGTCTTTTTCGTCGTACTTAAACGACGTTTCACCCGCCGACCAAACCGGCCTGGATTCCACGGACCCTTTTTTGCCCGTCACAAATTCCATGGCCGGAATGCTGGAAGCATTGGTGTTACCGCCCACATAGCCTTCTCCGCCTTCGGCCGGTGAAGCGTCCATTCCTTTCTGCACCGTCTGAAGATTACCCTGCTGTCTTGGCTTGTCGCCTGCATCCTTCGACACGCTGTCTAAATAATCAAAACCACCTGGCTCTTTCATCGCACCCTCCTTACGGGTCAAGTAATGTCGCGGTCCGGTTTTTCTCGTCGTAACAAGCCCGGCAATAGGCCGTACCGCGATGCATCACTTCCGCCCTGTGCCGTCCAAAAATACATTCAAAAGGCAAAAACTCCGGCGACAAACGCGGCAAGTCGCGCTGAATCTCAATTTCCTTGAGCGCCGGTTTCTCACGCGTCGGCATCCAGCCTTTCATTCGCCCACCCTCGCATCGGAATAAATCGGAATGTCCGTCGCCGTCCATCGGTAATTGCCACGGCTCACGCCGCTCTTCATGTTCATCCAATCATAAATCTCCTGCGGTCGCCACTGGCGCTGGCCTAACTGGTAACGCGGCTTGCCTTCTAAACCCGCCTCTTCGGCATCTACGGGAATGTTCTGCGCGCCGGAGTTCGGTTGCGCCATGTCGGGATGAAAACAGTAGGCTAAGGCGTCCACCAAATCGTCGTGCTCTTTACTGGAATCGTCGAAACGGTAGGCGTACAACTGCTCGCGTAACTGTTTCATCTCGGCATGCAAATGCACCGTCCGCGCTTCCCAGCGGCTGACTAATCCTCCCACCATGTTGATTCGGTGCGCCTTCGAAACGCCGTGAGATTGAAGTTCCACGTACTTGAAGTCCCAGAGGTTCTGCCGGGTCCGGGCTTCACGGAAGGAATACGAGAGCGCATCGCCTTTACGCTTCTCGATTCCGACAGCCTGTGGAGAGTAGGTACGGATCGTCCGTACGAGTTCGCGCACCACGGCTCCTGGATCTTCTCGACGCAAGGCTTTTGACTCAAGGATATAAGCATGGTTGCCCCCCGTGAATCCGACGGTGACTATAGCGCTGTAGTCGCCTTGGTTTTCGGAATACGCGGGATCGCAAACCGTAACGATATAACTAAACCGCGCGGGCAATTCACTGTACAACGTCTCGTACTGCGTCTTGAAAGGCTGCGTCGCCGGGTCAATGCGCTGAAGCAACATCTCTCGCGCATAGTTCAAACTCCCCATCTCCTGCTTGCGAAACATCAACCACGCGTCCGTCCAGATGTCCGAATACTGGTTCCGGCCGTCTTTCTCGCTCGGACGACGCCACTTGACGTACGCCTCGTTATTCGACAACTGCTCTAAAATGTCTCCGAACTCCATCGGCGTCCCGACCGTAAACAACTCCGTGTGCGGCAAACACATCCCCGCAATCACCCCGAAATACATCCGGTCGCGGTCTTCCCGGCTCATGCGGTTGTTTTCTCCTTCAATGTCGTCGCAAATGATTAAGTCCGGATGCGTCCCGCGTTTGCTCGTGCCAAACCCCATGATCGTCACAAGACTGCCATTGGCAAAACTGATCTGGTCGGTGCCCCATAACTCTTTGGTGGTGGGCCGGATGGGCGATAACGCGTCATGGGTTTCAATCACCTGGCGCATGGTACGCAGGTTCTTCATGGCCTGTCCTTCACTGTCGGACACTAACAAAACCTCCGTCTTGGCTTTTAAGATGCGCCAGAGCGGATAGGCTAAACTGAAAAAGTAAGTCTTCCAACTTCCGCGCGGCGCTTCAAAAAGACCGCGCTTGTGGTTCAACTTCTCTACCCACTCGCTGTAATGGCTCGGCCATTGCAACGCCAACGCCTTCGTCGTGAAAAACTTTAAGCTGGCTTTGCATCCAAGCCAAAACTTCTCTTCAAGAGGCGACATGACGAGACAGCCCTTTCCATTCCCGAATGTCTCGACGACACTTGCAGCACGTCTCCCGATAAAGCGTCGCACCCACCCCGTACTTCGCCTTCAAAAGTTCCGACGAAATCTCTCCAACCTTGCCGACGGCCACATGCCCGCAATGCTTGTGCTTAGCCATTGTCGTCCGCCATCGCGTCAAAGACCGGCTTTAACTGCGCTTCCTGCTCGGGCGTCAGACGAATATTGAAAACGTTTAACTGGTTCGTCGGCGACGTCGCCTTGTAGGCCCCCTCCATCTTGGCTAGTTCCTCCAGGCTCTTCTGCTTGGACTTGTTGTCTTTCCCGCCGAGATAGGTGTTCTCCACATGCTGGCTCTTGATCCAGTCGGGCGTCGGTATCGCACAGAGCGCCTGGACGCGCGCGTCTTCCTCGCGGAAACAACGGAGCTTCTTGACGAGCTTCTCCACACGCTCCGCCGAAAATCCTGAACTCTCACGGGCCTTGCCAACGTCCCATCCGCCGTCGCGCCAACATTTGAGAAAACGCAAATCGTCCAAAGTAAGACGCTTGACCACACGACTCGCATCCGTCGCCACGTCCCCGTTCCCGTCAAATTTAAGTGGAATAATCGCCTGCGGACCCCGGACGCGACTGCCCATCCTGCGTGACCCGTCATTGACCGCCGATAGGAGGTTCTCATGCTTCAAGACAATCCGTATTTAATATATATCGTTTCGAATGTCAAGGCTCCAGAGGAACTAATACGAACCTCCGAACCTCATCTAAAAACCCGCTCACGAACCGCCAACCCCACCGCCGAAGGCGCGTCCGATACGTCAACGACACCTCGTACTCGTATTCCAACTGCTCCCAAATCTCGACATAGTTCGCCCCGTAATCGTCCGCGTCTTCTAACGTCACACGCAACGGCTGAAACCAACCAATCTCTAAGTCTCTCACGCCACAAAACTCCCGTCAGACGTAAAAGCGTACCCGTCCGTCACAGACCGACCAGCCCCGTCCGTCCCAACCGCGTACCGGCTCTCTACACGATACAAGTAAACTTTCCCAACCGTCAGACCCGTCAACGTCACGGAATGAGACGTCACGCCACTCACGTCCGTCGTCGCCGTGCTCTGATCGCGGTTCGGACTTACACCGTACATCACTCGACTGGTTCCGGCCCCACCGCCAGGCGCGCCGGATTGGCTGCTGCCGGTCGTCCAAGACACCGTGGCATTGCCGCCGCCGATGCCGGAGACGGAAAGCGCTGTGATGGACATCGGGAATAGGTTGCCGGGATCGTCAGTGAGTTTCTTGCGGATGGGGTCGAGAATGGTGCCGAGACCAACTTCACGACCCATGAGTCACCGGGGAAAAAAATTTGTGGGAGTGAGAGGCAATAATCACAATTACGAATCCAAAGTACGATTCACTTTTTGTTTGACGCGGCCATTAGGCCTACACAATTTCGCATTGAGTTCTCGCGCATATTCGCACCATTCCTGTGCAGTCATGCCGTCTAGGTAGTGTTTCGAAAACCATTCATTTTCAACTGTTTTCACAATCCACTTCCGATAACGATAATTATATTACATATTAAACGATTATAATGCATCTATTGGCACCTTTTGGGTCTTTTGGGTGATAGTTCCTGATTTATCGTCATACGATAGTACGATAGAAAAGCCACATAATCGACATTTCTGCAACCAATGCTTCCGATTGTTTCCGAGAGCGTGAGGAGCCGAATAGCGGTGGATCCCATTCTCACTGCAAGCCGGTACAACCGTTCTCACCCTACCCAACAAATTCTCGCCAGGCCACATACGCTATTCTTTAGCACGTTGAGGCATCTTTGTCAAGGCCAACGCCGATCGCCCCAGGAACCCTCCGTATCGTTCGCCCAGCGCGATTGTAGCGACTCATGCGGACACCCGCACCAATCGTACCGGCAACGTTCATGCGGCCAGATGTCCCAGGCGAGTTTCATGAGGCAAGAGGCGCACCAATGCGGATTCATTCCCAGCTGACGTTCTCGCGTGGGATGCCAATTTTGTTGGCGCACATCTGGCAGTCGCACTTGGCGTCGTTTGGATTATGCGGGAGCATATGTGGCGTATGAGAATACGGATCGAATGAATAAGACTCTCGCAGTCTTTGATCGTTCTTGTCATAAACTCCCTGCGCGGTTTCGACGCCGAGATAGACATACTCATGCTCGCACTTACGATTTCGGTTGTAATGAATTTCGCGTTGTTCAGGCGTCAGCGCTTTCCACCACTCTCGCTCTTGAGCGGCCCGAAGTTCTTTAATCGTATCGCTCTCATTTCCTCCGGCGTCATCCTTTCGGATTCTGGCAACGGTTCGTTCGTATCGCGTTTCCATTCTCGGTTCCTTTCGGCCATTTCAGCATCCGTGTAGTCCATGGTTTCCTCCCCGCCGTTTTCCCGCGTAGCGCGGCCGCGCTCAAGCGGCGCGCGCGTAGCGGAGGAAGTAGAAGTAGGTGTTACTTCTCCTCTCCTCTCCTCTTGATGCGTTACATTTCGATGTTTCTTGTTCCTAAATTTCCTCACTCTATCTTTTGAATCATCACGCTGATATTTGTACCAGTTCTTCATACTTACTATAAGTGATCCATCATCCTGTAACGCTAATCTTACGTTACATTTGAGCAGGGGGGTTAAATACGCATTTAGCGTACCCATGTCGTTACATCCGAACATCTGACAGATGAGGGTTGCTGGGGGGGTAATTTTGATCATTCCGTTCTCACCTTGCTGGCATAGTAAAGCTCCTAAAGTAAGCCATCGGCCTTTGTCTTCCATGCGGATATTCTGGAAGTTCATATCGGTTAAAATATGAGCCCATACTTTAAACCATTTCTTGTTGTCGCTCACCGATACGGCCTCGAGTCAATAATGCCCATTTTGCAGAGATCCTCAAAAGAGATGCCGTCAGAGCCGGAGCGATCTGGTGAGAGCGTACCGGATGACGGCAAAAAAATAGACGGCGCGGGTTCCGCGTCCGTCTTAAAAGGTTCTGTCATGTGCTCTCACCATTTTCACTTTTTCAAGTATGCGTTACTTTTTTTGGTTTGTCAATGCCATTGATTTTTTAATATCCATGTGATAGACTCAGCCCATGAGAACCTTTACCAAAGCTGTTTTATTGCGCCTGTCCGATTCTGATTTCAGTTTCCTGCAAGCCTGCGCCTATGAGCGATCATTGAACGTGCAAGACTACCTGCGCGACTTATTAAGGTACGGGACGCTCCCGACCTACGCGCATCCCGACGGAAAAAATAAACAGAAAAAGTCCTTGACAAGTAGATAGACATCTGATATCTTATACCCATGGACACCAACCGACCGACGGAAATTATCCGGATGTACTGGCTGGACCTCTGCATCGAAGAGGACGCGATCTGGCTGGAGCCGGAATACTTCTATAAGGAGGCCGCATGACCGCATCACAATTCTGGGTCGAGCAGATGGACCATTACAAGAAACTGCGCCGCGACAACAGTCAGGATCCACACTTGCGCGCTGTCTACGGCCGATACGAGATGGTGATGCGGGCGGAAGTGGAGATGGCCGATGCCGAGGAAAAAGCCTCGGCAAAAAAGGGGGGACTATGACCGAACAAGATGACAGCTACGGCTCGACGATCCGCGAAGCTATGAAGCGAAGCATGGGTCGGAGCGCCGGGGAGTACAAGCGCCTGAACGTCCGCGAGGTGTCGTTCTGGTACAAGGTCTCGGAGTGCGCTGGCCTGGGGCTCTGGATTCTGGCCGTGCTCATTGCCGGATCGATTTTCTGGATGGCGGTCAATGGCATTGAGAGTTTGTTCCGTGGATAGTTGTTGTCAAGAATGCGACTACTGGACCAAGGAGGCTTTTATGGGTAGAGGAAAATGCGGGCATGTAGGGAAATATTCTGGCGCTGATTATTGTTCGGAAGATTGCGCGATGGAAGCGCATGACTATGAACATGACGGCGATCCCAAGGAGTATTGGGACGAATGTTCCATCTGCGCTCAGCGCGTGGAAGGAGAAATCGAAGAAGGCAAGCGCACTCCAAATGGCGACTTGATTCCAGAAGACCGCGCCATCGAAGCAGATGCCTTTCCTGAGAAATAATAAATGTTTAACTCGACTGATGTAAAAATCGAAGTGCCAGCTGGTCCTTATCCTCTCTGTAAATGCGGCAAAGGAACTTTATTGCCGATCGTAATTCCGTCGGAATATCGAGTGCAATATCAAGGAATCATGCGTGATGCAGTCGATACTGAACATCCGCAAATGCGGTGGAAATGTTCGGAGTGCGGAAAGCAAATTTAACCCGATTTTCAAATGAGCGTGGACGGCGCTATATAAACCAAGGAGAACCTATGCTGAAATTCATCAAGCCGGAAGCTGTACAAGTAAGATTCAAAGGGCTTGTCTATGGCGATTGGGGAGTCGGAAAAACGACACTCATGTGCCAACTTCCAAAAGTAGCCTATGTCGATATGGAACGCGGGACCGACAAGTATTATCGAACGTTAGAGGCCAAAGGATCAAAGCGTTTTCAAACTACCAGTTACCACGAACTTTTAGACCAAGTTCGGGCTCTATCACGAGAACCGCACGATTTCCTGAACTTGGTCATTGATCCTATCACGATCGCCAAACAAGACATTGGTGAATATTGGATGAGGATTTTTGATAAGTACGCCAAGACAGAAAAAGAAGGCGAGATGAAAGATTATGGCCTTCGCTACTACGCCAAAACTAAAAGCGACATGGCGACGTTGCGACGGGCGCTCCTTTCTTTAGACATGAACATCATTGCGACGGCTCATCAAAAGGACAAATGGAAAGATGGGAAGGCCATCGGCGTGACATTTGATGGAGATGGCGACAAAGAAGGATATCTATTCGACAACATTTTCCGCGTTCAGCGCGAGAATGGAAAGATGATCGCCTACACCGAAAAGCAACGAGAAGAAAAAGACGCGCCAAAGCTTCCGGCGAGTTTTGAATGGACGTATGAGGAATTGTGCAAACTCATCGGCAAAGACGTGCTAGAAAGACCTAGCAAACCCATTCCTCTCATTACGCCGGATCAGGTGGATCAGATCCATAGCTTAATGAACATCTTCGGAAAGATTGAGCCGGAATTCGAGAGCAAGGTCTTTGCGAAACACAAAATTGACAGTTGGGAAGAACTCTTAACGGACCCAGCGGCGCAAGTGATTGCTTACATCAAAAAACAACTGGAGGCCAAGTAAATGTTTGATTTTAACGCGACGGGCATTGACCCAGATTCAAAGGGCACGAATAAAGTTCTTCCGAAGGGATGGTACAACTTCGAGATCGTGGAGTTTGTCAGTAAAGCGGGCGATACCTATCCGAAGGAAGGACGCACAAAGAACGGCGATCCAATGGTCAACATTCTCTGCCAGGTAAGAGATGACGATGAGTTTCAAGGAGAACGAGTATTCCATACCGTGACCTTTCTTCCGAAGGGAAACCCCGGCGCAGGGATGTCGGTTCATTTCTTGAAATCGATCGGCCAGCCATGGGAAGGACAGTTCAAGGTCGATTCTTCTCAATGGGTTGGGTCAGAGTTTAGAGGATACGTCATTATCGATGAGTACAACGGAAAAAAGAAAAACAAGATCACAGAAATCAAATCGTTGACTGTTGATCCTCAAGTGCCATTTGTCGCACCTGGAAGTTCTAAGAACGACGAAGTACCGTTCTGATGGCAAGCATCCCCTTGCAACGGTCGAAGGCGTGGCTGGAGAACTTAGGCTGGCATGTCTGGATCACCGAGACCTGGAACACCTGGGCGCACGTTAGACAGGACTTGTATGGTCTGCACGACCTGGTAGCTATCCGTCACGACTCGACCGGGGTATGGGGTATCAACGCTTGTGAGGACAACGGCGCTGTCCAAGGCCATATTGCCAAGTACCTGAACGGTTACGGCCATCCGAAGAAAGGACATATGCCCGCCAACGAGCATTTGCCGGTGTGGTTGTCCGCTGGCAACAAGTTCTCGATCTTCGGATGGGGCAAGCGCGGTGGCCGCGGCGAGCGCAAGCTCTGGACGTTGCGCGTCATGGAAGCCTATCTTGAAGGTGCCGAAGTGAAGTTCAAGGAAGTTACGGAGGAGGCGTTAGTTTGCAATGACCAGCATTGATAGTGATTGGCTGAAATCTAAAAAACTGGAAGCCATTAAAGTCGTTGAACTCTTCGGCGAACAAGCAAAATACTGGGACGTTGCAAATTTTTTGCGGATCATTGACGAGCAGGCGCGAGAGATCAGGCGGCTGACGACGGAACTTGGGATAAAAAAATGAAAATCACACAAAAATGGCTAGAAGAAAAATCAGCTTGTTTGGAAGGCCGAGAATGGTTTCAGAAATGCGGTATCGATGAATCCATCCAGATTCTAAAAAAGCTTATTTCCGAGGATCGTCTAGACTGGGCTAATTGGTTTATTGTTCGTCTAATGAAAAGAAAACAATATCTGGCCTATGCGATCTTCGCGGCGGAGCAGGTCATTGATATTTACGAGAAGAAATATCCCGATAACGATAAACCCAGGCAAGCGATTGAAGCGGCAAAGGCAGTCTTGGCGAAAGACACAAAAGAGACAAGAGCCGCCGCCGCCGCCGCCGCCGACGCCGCCGCCTACGCCTCCGCCTACGCCGCCGCCTACGCCTCCGCCACCGCCGCCGCCTACGCCGCCTACGCCGCCGCTTCCGCCGCCAACGCCGCCGATAGAGAAAAGGCAAAGAAAAAGTACGCCGGTTGGCTTGTTACGGCTATTGAGAAGGCAGCCAAGAGGGAGGCGCGAAAATGACAGACAGGGAGAAGTTGAAGCATTGTGCGGGCTGTTATAACGATGACTACAATCACGGTCTTGGTGGTTCTCATAGATGCTGGATGCTGGA